GCTTTGCTGCAGTAGGTGCCTCGGCAGATTATACAGTAAACAAATCGTTCGGTATGTACTCTAGGATCAACTTGACAGCTGATTCTGGTTCTAATACTACGGTGAACCTCCATCGAGACTATGAGACCGCGCAAATAGGTCTGTCAGGCGCAGGCACCACAGACCTCGTACTTCGTGAGATGTTGTACTTGGAGAATGATATTAGGTCAACTACGGTGAGTGGCATCCGCTCTGATCTAGTTGCGGGCGCTAACAATCTGTTTATTAACTCTGTTGGGGACGCAGCCAGTTACCACGAGGGTGACTTCTTTGTAGGATCTTCGATCCACGCAGCCAGTACCGTACAGGCTCCGCTGATCCTGGGTGACCAGGGTACGTTCTACACTGGCGTCGGCATTGGTTTCGAAGCCGGTGAAGACAACAAGATGTGGCAGCTCCGCAATCCCTCAGGCACAGATGACCTGATGATTGAGCCTACGATTCAATACCCACAACCTTCACAGCAACCAGTTCCTGAAATCCAACTAAACAGTAAGGTAGATCTTTGGCCCGGTGTAGGTGATCTTCATACTGGCGGTACAGTTGTGATGCATTTTTCTCCTACTGTCGATATGACAGGAGGCGCGTCTAGTTTCCAAGTACTACACATGGATCAAACTGTGAATCATTACTCAGCTTCTCCCCAGGTTTATGGTGTTCGCGATACTAGCGAATGGAACTCTCAAACAAACGCTCTGCCTTCTTTCTCTACCTTCCAGTTGTTCGCAAGTACTTCTGCGTTCAATTCAGTTACTAATGGCGCGCACATAATGACTCCTTGGATCTTTGGCGCCTCGCAGACTTTTAAAGCTATAGATGTTGCAGCTAAGCTTCCAAACTCCTTTGGTTTCGTCTGGGCCAAGAGTTTTAATAGTGGCCCGAACTTCAACACTTCCGGTGCTGCGGGTGACCTTCAGGTGGAGCGGTACGATGGATTCTCGTCACAACTAGCCCTGACAAACCAATCCGTCGATGGGGTTGTTGTTATTGATGAATTTAACGACTTCATCTGCAGACCGCCAGTAACCACGGCTACTGGTACTAGGAGCATTACTCTTCGACGGCTTCTAAAGCTTGAAGACGATACTTTTTCTGACACAATAACGGGAATTGAATCGGCCATCTCAGCCGGTGCCAACAAGAAGTTCATAAACCATACAGGCACAGCGGTTAGTCTGTTCGGTGGAAACATCACAGCACCTGATGTCCTCGTAGATGATGATGCGTATAACGAAGGTACATGGCAGGATAACCTTGAGGTTCCTACTAAGAATGCTGTACGTGACAAGTTCGAGTCACTGGGTGGTGGGCCGACCGAACTAGCTGAAGGTACTCGTAATGCTACTCAGTATGGTATCGACAGTGATGGTAGTGCAGACGACGTAATTCTGCTTGAGGCCACTACGACTGTAGCCGGGCTACTTGGTGCTGATAAGTGGGATGAGATCGTAGCTAATACAGTACACAAATCATCCACAGGTGCTGATCACTCCTACCTTGACCAAGCCGTGACCATTGCTGGGACGCCTACGTTCTCTACCCTTACTGTAGACGAAGAGGCGTATGACGAATCCGGTTGGGATGGTGACTCAACTGTCCCCACTAAGAACGCTGTACGTGACAAGTTCGAGTCGCTGCCTGCTACCTACGCCGACGCAGATTATGTCCATATTGGGAAAACGGCTGGTGGTTCCGAGGACATTGGTGGAGCCAATGGCACTACAACCTATATCAAATGGGATCTTGATATAAAAACCGTAGGCACTGATGTCAGCCATGATACCTCAACCAATAACACCCGCATCTACGCCAACGCGACTGGAAGGTATCAAGTCAAGTGTAACTTCTCGGCTAACTCCGATGGTGGGGCTCGTACTTCTGTGGGAATGATACATAGAATAGACGGAGGAACACTTAATTATCGTGGCGCGCAGGACGCTTACATTCGTGGAGGTGTTTACAATCGTAATGCCAGGATCCACTTCAATATAGAAGTAGAGATGACGGATGGGGAGTACATAGAAATAGCTGCCTACATTGAAGATACGGATAGTGCAAATTACACGATCACATCCGAATACTCGGCGTGTGACTTTATTATGAGGAAGATTGCCTGATGGCCCTCCCTAGAAACCGCAACCATAAGGATATCCAGTGGAAGATCTGGTACCACGATCCGGAGAGCCCTACGTACTGTACTACGTGGTCTAACCAAGACGGCCCCGCTAGGGAAGCCCCTGTTGAGGGTGTGATCTGTGTAGTCCAGACAGCGGACCAAGGCAGATCCAAGGACATCGTGTGTCAAGGCGACTACTACGCTATCGATGAAGAGGGCAAGTGGATCGGTATGGACTCCAGTGGTGTCGCAGACCGGCGTGAGAACAATCTCCACTTCCACGCTCTGAAGCACGGACGCTGGATCAATACAGACAGGTACCAAGAGATCAAGTCCAGGGCACACAACGACCCTGACTTCGGTGGGTTAAACAGACCGGTGCTGTTGACTGAGGTGAACTTCCTCGTAAACAGACCGGGCATACACCCAGGAGACAACTAAGCGATGACGACTGGACCCGGAACAATCCATATCTTTTCCCAAGAAGCCTTTAGGCTTAGGGATGACACCGCTGATTCTAACGAAGACGCAGGGTGGCTTGCTCCTATCAACACTAACTGGGCGCAAGAAACCGATACGCCATTTAGGGTTAGGTGGAATATAGAGAAGAACGCTGTCATTGGAGGAGGTATCAATGTGTACATGGATTTGCATTATTCCCTGAACGGAGGTCCGTGGACATATGTAGACAACGCAGACGAAGTCTACACTACTGATTCAATCCTGCATTGTATTGAGTCATCTAACGAAGCCGGGTACATACATAGTACAGATACGACGTATCTACTAGGCTCTGATGTGGATTTGAAGACACCCAATAGTGGTATTGTAGAGTCATTGGGGTGGAGTTCCCCTAACATTAACTGGGGAAGCGGAGAAGGAGTTAGGTCAGCTGACTACGAGTTCTGTCTAACACTGAGAAGCTCGCTAGTATCACCAGGGGATAAGATCGGGTTGAGGGTTTATTACAACGATATTTCGTTGGACGTAGTAGGAAGCTATAACGTAGATGCGACTATTACAGTACCGGGTGATGTGCCGGGTACGGACACACCGCTGAGAATCAAAGGAGATGCGCTGCGCCTCAAAGGCAGCTCACTAATCATTAAATAGGAGGGTATCATGGCACTCACAGAAGAACAGATGGAAAAAGCTCTGGCTTACGTAGCCAGGAAGATGCAAGAAGAAGAAGTAAGTGTACAAGACATCGGAGGTATAGTCCGATGGATGATCGACAATCCTCTGCCGAGTAAGGCAGAATACCAAGCGCAAGTAGCTGCTTGGGAAGAAGAAGATAAGGCGAAAACTATCGCCCATCTGCAAGCACAACTAGATAAACTACAAGGGAGTGAATAATGTTTGATCTTAAAGAACTACAGCAACTCAGCTATTTCCTCACCAAAGCGAACCTCAGCGGCCAGGAGAGCGTGGCTCACGCCACACTGCTGATCAAGATCCAGAACCTCATCCAAAGGGAAACGCCCACGGAAGAGCAACCCCCCGCGTAACGCGTGCATCTGATTGAGAAAATTCCTATAATTAGATAGGACTATGAGGAGATTATTATGTCTGATGATGGGTCTGCAACAATCAGGAAGTACCAACGCAAGATCGATAAGCTCAATGAGGACGATAAGTCCGCGACTGAGAACATGAAATCCGTTATCGCCAAGGCGATGAAGGAAGAAGGAACTCATCGCAATATCGCCAAAGAGCTGCTAGACGCCCGTAGGGGTGGAAAGCAGATGGATTCCCGAGAGGGATACGGCGATGACGGAGAGATTATCACTGGTGAGGCGAAGGACAGTCCCTGGACGAGGGATTGATGCGAGGGAAGAAAGAGATAGAAAGGGAGTTGATATTCGCAGAGGCAAAGATAGAGTCTCTAGAGAGTCAACTGCAATCGGTACAGGCTGAGAAAGCTGAACTGACTGCCCAGATCAATAAGCTTCAGGACGCCCTGGTTTCGGTCAGGGCTCCTGAGGCTTATCGTGATCAGCAAATTGAGAAGGAAGACCAAGATCGAGTGCCGGTCTCAGACGAGACCATAGCACGTAATAAGCTCGTTCAGGAGACCACCACCAAGTACATCAATGGTCTCGAAGAGCCTCTATTCCGTGATGGGTACGATCTGGACGACCTCCTGACCACAGCCCTGGTACGAGACAACAAGGGCCCGGTCAGTCTACATGGGAACGATGAGAGCTAATGGGCCAATCTAAAGCAATGGGCGCAGCCGATACCAATTGGAAGAAAGGTAGACTTCACCAGCTTGACGCCATCAAGCACGGGGACGAAGCCATCGGTATGGCCATAGCTACCTATGCTGATGAAATCAATACCAACCGCAACAGCCAGCTATGGGTACGAGCGATTGGGTGGGTTGAGAACTTCCTATTCTCTTTGGGGTCTCAATACATAGATAACATCATGGTCTCTAGGCTCGCTAGAGACTCCAGCACAGATCAGCAGTCCATCGTACAGGAAGCTGCTGACAACATCCCGAAGCCGGTCAATGACCTCCTAGGGCGCTACATCGAAACGAATATAGCCCTGCTGACTGAGAACAAGCCGATACCTCGGGTTGATTCTAAGTCAGGGAGAGCAGAGGATGAGGACGCAGCGCAGCTCTCAGAGCTGACATTGGAGTATATGTGGGAGGCCCTGGATCTGCCTGAGAAGCATAGGGAGATCGCAAGGATCATCCTTCACTGTGGTGTGGCCTGGATGGAGATCATCTATGATGAGACCTGTCCGCGGCGTATGACGGTTCCGGATACAGAGATGTCGGAAACGTCCACGATGACGACTGAGGACGGTAGGCAGCTACAGCTCCCAGTACCTAGGGAGACAGAGCTGCATGATGAGCGCGGGCGCCCTATCTATACAGACAAGCTAGAGTATGGGGACATCACAGCTAAGATCATCAGTCCGTTCGAGATGCACCTTCCTCCGGTCCATTGGTGGAATGGTGAGGACATGGGCTGGGTCTTGCGGGAGTACTACACAGACCTCGACACCCTAGAGGACAAGTACAAGGCATCTGGCCTGAGTTTGAAGAAGGCTGATGGATGGCACCTTGAGCGGCTGAAGAAGGCACAGAGCGTCAATGTAAGGAATACGACAGTCTGGTGGTGGGAGCGGATGTCGGACATGGTTGAAGGGTCAGGGCCTTCGCTTTACGTAGGAACTCCTGACACATGGGAAGGCTACACCACGGTTCGGATCTTCGACAGGAAGCCGAACGCTACGTGGCCTAGAGGTAGGACAGTTATCACGGCTGGAGATCAGGTTATCTATGACTCCCCCAAGAAGGTAGGGGCAAGGGCATACGATCCTCGCTGGCCTAGCCGGTGGCATCCTTATATCCGGTATCGCTGGGAAGCACAGCCGGGAAGCATCAATGGTAGGAGCCTGATATCTAAGCTCCTTCCGAAGCTGAAGAGAATCAATGCGATCGATACCACTATGATTATGTGGCGTCGCACCGTACCTATGTCTGCATGGGTGATCCCTAAGGGGGCCTCACCGATTGAAGACCAGTGGCTAGGACGCCCAGGACAGATCTGGGAGTACGACCCGCGTAGGACAGCTGGGGCAGCGCCCGAACCTATTTACCCGCCTCCCTATCCGGCTGCGGCTGAGCAAGAGCGTCAGCAACAGATCTCGGAGATGGAAGCGATTGCAGGTACAGAAGAGATCTTGAGAGGCCAGCGGCCTACTGGGGTTAACTCCGCAGCTATGATCGACATCCTAAGAAAGCAGGCGCTAGCAGGGCGTTCCTCTATCTTGCAAGAATGGGATGAAGCTCTGCAAAAGGAAGGCTCGATCATCCTCCAAGAAGTTATCAAGCATATCCGGAATGACGACAGGTATGCGGAAAGACTACGGATCCTGGCCCGTGACAAGGCTAGTACCCTGGCGATTAGAAGCTTCAGTGGTGCGGACTTGACGGACAACGTAATCGTCAAGATCGATACGGCCTCTATGGCGCTGTCTAGTAAGGAAGCGAAGCAGGCTAAGGCCATCGAGCTGATTCAGTATTCGGCTGGGCTGGAAGCTTTGCCGCCTGCGCTCCGTGCTAAGATCCTTGAGGAGATGGGCTACGAAGATGCCATGATCCCGCAGGGTGCAGACGTGGGCCGAGGTAAGCGCATCATGGCCTGGATCCGACAGGAAGCGTATGAGATGATCGTACCTATTCCTGAAGATGACCCGTTCATCCTGTATGGTATGTTCGTGGAAGAGATGAAGTCTGACGGTTTCCATAACCTGAACGAGGAGCAGCAGATGGTGCTCTTGGCGCTGGTGGATCTGTACAAGAGACAGGTAGAGATCCGACAGGCGGCGATGATGGAGATGCAGATGATGCAACAGCAGGCAGGTGGCGGTGGAGGCGAAGAAGGTGGCTGATCTTGGTAGGGCATGGGCCGTCGTCCGGGGTAGGATGACAGGCAACAAAGAGAAAGCCCAGGGGACGCTGAATAGTATGAACCCCACTAAGCGAAAGATTGTAGGGAGACTGCAAGCCCAGAGCCGTAGTTGGCGACGTACGAAGCCCTACAAGCTGGGTGAGAGAGTAAGGCGCAGATGAGCTTTGCTGAGTTGATCAGCAGTAGTTGGCGTAATCCTCATAAGGGAGCGGAGGCTTGGGGTAGTGGTGGAAAGCGCGCTCCAACTCAGTTTGATAGCAGAGGAAACCGCCGCAACCCAGCTGATGTAGCAGCTAGGAAACAAAGCGCTAACAAGTCTGGCCTAGTACAAGGCTCGTCTGGCATGGGTGCCTCATACTCTGGGTTTGGTCGATCGAAAGAGACACTAAGCCAGTACAACACTAGGTCTGACTGGTGGAACGTACCCGCGCTGCAGTCTGACGCAGGCATGCAGGGTGGAGTACAACGCTGGAACAAGTATGTTGGTGGCGCAGGACAGGCAGAGAAAGGCTGGATGAACACGCTTCAGCAAACGACAGGTTCGAACAAAGGACAGACTGGAACTCCTTCGTTCAGTACAGAAGTTTTCTCAACGCGGGAGACGAGAGCAAAGGCATCTGGTGCAGGTACTTGGTTGACATCTTTCCAAGCTCTGCCCCAGCATTCTGATAGGTCGCAGTTAGATCCTAGCTTCCTACAGATGTATGGAGAAGTAGACAAGCTGAAGGGCGCGGTAAGGAGATCGAACGCAAGACTGCTCTAGGGAGGAGCTAGTGATTTTGTTTTTAGAACCTGATTCGAAGCGTGCGGCGCTGGCGTTTCAACGGATGAACAAAGTAGATCAAGAGAGTACGGTCTGGTGCCAAACAGTACTTGAAGCACAGACGACGCTTTGGAACTACAGAGACGTATTAACCAAGGTCTATTTAGAACATGACCTTGGAGAAGAACCGTATATGAATACGAGGTCAGAAGAGTCAGGCATGGAACTAGTGAGGTACCTTGAGAACTTGAGCAAGCACTATGTGCCCGAGTTCGAAGCATACAAAAGAATGAGCTTCATAGTGCATACATGGAATGATCACGCAGGACCGATCATGACAGAACGGCTAACTAAGATAGGGCTGAACGTGAAATGGGTTCCGTTCGGCACGGAGAGCAAGTAGGAGCAACAATGAGCGACGCCACTCAAAGAGATAAGTTATACGCTGCCTTCGCCGAGCGGAAGAAGAAGAAGGGCGCTCAGCCCAAGAACACTTTCCAGGCTAAGGTACAGGCTGATATGGACTATAGAGCCAAAGCCCCTAAGCCCGCGACAGCTCCCCGTAGTACCGGAAGCAAGCCCAAGCACCCTGGCGTCTTGAGCTATCCGAAGTCCGGAGAGATGAAGTCTGCGGCTGAGCGAAGAAAAGAAACACGTATCAAAAAGCTTACCGTCGGCTTTGGTAAGGACAAGAAAGGCAAGCCCATCGGACAGACCACGATCGTGGATGTAGGGCACAACCCCAGCAAGGCGAAGCAAGCTAAGGGCAAGCGCATGGCCCTGAACATCAGGCCTGGAAAGGGCACACGCC